ATATTACGAAGCAATGGATAAATATTATCAAAATTATAAATTAAAAGATGTTAAAATGAGAGAAGAGAGAACCAATAAACATAAATATATTTATGGTGGAGCAGTTATTTTATTGGTTTCTCTCATCATTTATTTATATTTTTCAAAATAAATATTTGCAACCAATAATTATAATTATATTTATTAAATATAAAAAGCATAATTAATAAATATAATAATATATTAATTATGAAATTAGAATTATTTATTGGATTAATTGTTTTAATTTTTGTTGCAAATATTTATTTTGAAGGAAAGATTTTAGCAAAAATTAAATCATATCAAAAATATTATAAAATGGCATTTATAGCATTTGTAGGATTATGTGTATATTTATATTTAAAGCGTTCTCCACAGCACGCAAAAGAATTTTTCAGTAACGCAAATGGTTATATAAAATATTTACCTATTGATAGAAATACAACGTCTATGGTTGCTCCTTTAATAGATTTTACAGGAAAAGCATTGGGTGATTCTATAAATTCTAATTATAACGCTCAGCATGCTCAAAATCAATATAATCAAACTTTTCAAAGTTTAACACCGCAACAAAGACGTTTATTAAATTCCGGAAATAAAGGAACAAAACGAAGCGTAAGTGAAACAAAGAAAAAATATGTAGCAGCAAATCAAAATTGGAAATGTAAGCATTGTACGAAACAACTACCTGGTTGGTTTGAAGTGGATCATGTAATGAAATTAGAATATGGGGGTTCAAATAATATAGACAATTTAGAAGCATTATGTAGAGATTGTCATGGTAAAAAAACCGCAATGGAGAATTTATAATTATTTTAAATTATTTTAATCAGTTTGTTTTTTTCTTGACATTATTATAATATAATAATACTATAATTATGCCAGTTGGTGGTTCTAATACTGATGGTTTTTTTAAATCATTATATAACCTATTAAAAGGGTTATTTGAATTATTATTATCATTTTTTGAGAGATTTAAAGATGGTGCATTATTTGTTTTTGATTATATATTAAATGAAGAATATTATAGCAGATTTATTTTTACAATATTATTATTAATTTTTAGTTTATTATTTTATTTAATTTATTATGTAAATCCTTTTAAATTATTCAATTCACAAACATCACAATTAAGTGTAATAATAATTGCTTCATTATTTTTAACAATATTTTATTTTATTGTTTATAGAAATAGAAAACATGATGATAATAACCCTCCTAATCATTATTTAAATAATACTTCTATAAAAACTGAGATAGATAAAAGTAGTCAAGAAAAAAAAAATGAGTATGCAAGAAAATACGAATTTAATAAAGAAAATTACAAATTTTCATTAAAAGATCCATTAATAAATTTATTTAAATCCTTCTTTTCTTTATTAGGAATTGTTTTAATACCTGTAATAATAATAAGTTTAATTTTTTCAGCATATCATAATTATCATAGTTTATTTACTATTACAAAACTAATACTTGGGATTTTTATAATAATTACAACATTATCAATAGTTGCATATATAGTAAATATACAATTAAATAATATTAATTGTTTAAATAAAGACATACATTTCTTTCAAAAACTAATTTGTATAATAAAATATTTAATTTTCTTTATACCCTGTTTGTTAATAATTGGAATAGAAAAATTAAAAGAAGACCTTAAATTAACTCCAAAATCAATATATTTATTATTCATTTTAGAATTAGTATTAATATGTTTATTTTTCTTTATTCCAGTATTATTCAAATATTTTGCCAATTTAAATAAACACAATTTATTGGAAAATAATCAAATTTATTATACACACAAATATAGACATATTGCATATTATCAATCTCTCAGAGATCAAAATATTAAATCAGTTAAAGATGAGTCAACAAGTATTAGTTTATTTGATAAAGATGATGACCCTGATTGGAATTTAGAAACAAAATTTAACGGAACAGACAATCCAAATAAAAATAGGATTAATTATACTTATAGCATAAGTTTTTATTTATATTTAAATCCACAAGATAAAAATACAAACGAAGCATATAGCGATCCAGATGGAGTAATATTATTTAATTATGGCAATAAACCCGTTATAAAATATAATGGATTAACAAAACAATTAACAGTTGAATCTTGTGATGGTAAAAATAATGACTGTAGTCAAAAAACAACAATATTTAAATCAAATGATAAAGAATATAATAATTATAATTTAAAATATCAAAAATGGCTTTATTTTGTTATTAATTTTAAAGATAACAATTTAGATATTTTTATAGATGGCAAACTTGTTGGTTCAAAACCAAATATACCAAATTTTGTTACCAATGATAATGTAGAAATTGGTGATAAAAATTATAAAAATAAAAATGGCATTTATGGTAGTATTAAAGAAGTAAATTATTATAAAACACCAAGACCAAATAATAATATAGAATTTATATATGATTTAACAAAAAATGAATAAATACAAAATTTAATATTTAATATAAATAATAATATTTAATATAATATTTAATTTACATTAATTTAATATAAATAATAATATTAATTTATATTAAATATGAATATTGCTAATATTATAATCATCATAATCTTAATATTAATAATAATATGGTTATTAAAGAGAGTATTTTTTTCAACAAATATAGTTTATGACAAAATACTAAATGCAAATGAAACTGGTATAATAGGAACATCAACAAACGTTATACCAAATAGTGATTTAAAAGAAGAAAATAGTAGTAATTTTATGTTAAGTGTGTGGTTTTATATTGACGATTGGGGTACCAGTATGAGTAAAGAAAAAAATATATTATTTATGGCAAAAAAAGAAACTGTAAAAAATAGTACTGGATTAACAAATTTAACAGGCATAACAAAAACCAGCGCATGTATGACAAATGATAATGATCTTTCATATAGAAATTTAAATATATGTTTAGACGAATATGATAATAATTTATTAATTGATATAGAAACTTATGGAGAAGATAAATGTAAAGATACGCCTCAACCATCACCTGGGTCATCTAATTCTATTGTTACAAGACATAAAATTAGCAATATACCATTGCAAAAATGGAACTGTTTAATTTTAAGTGTTGATACAAAAACATTTGATGTTTATTTAGATGGAAAATTAAGAAATTCTTTTATATTAGATGGAACATATAATAATAGTGGAGATAAAAAAAATATTTATTTAGGAAATGTAATTAATAGTGTACCTGGATTTGAAGGATTTATTACACGAATACGTTATGAACCAAATTCAATTAATCCCCAACAAGCATATAAAATATATAAAGATGGAATCAATGCATCGATGGCAAACTCATTATTTAATCAATATAGCTTAAAAGTTTCATTTTTAGAATTTAATAAAGAAAAAGGCAGTTTCAGTATATAAATTCATAATTCATAATTCATAATTCGTATTTCATAATTCGTATTTTATTTTATGAATTTACTAATATATAATTATATATAATTATATATAATTATATAAAAAATGGAAAATGTAAAAAATGCTGCAAATAATTTAAAAGATAATATAGCAGACAATTTAAATAATATAAAAGAAAATATTGTTAATGTTGGAAATAATATAAAAGAGAAATTACCTGTTGCACCAGGAATGCCAGATTTAAAACCCGATAGTGGGGATAGTTTTTTTTCAAAATCAAAAGAATTTTTATCTTCCAATACATTAGTAGCAAAAGCAACATTTTTATTATTTATAATAATTTTATTTAGTTTCTTGTTTTATATTTTTAGTAAATTATTAATGAATTATTTTTCACCAAGTCCAACCCCGTATTTATTATATGGTATGAAAGATGCAACCAGTGCTTTGACAATAAAACAATCACTAAGTGAAAAAAAAGCAGTACCTATTATGAGAAGCAAAAACGAATATGATGGTATTGAATTTACTTATTCTTTTTGGATTTATGTAAAAGATTTAAATTTAGATAATAAGAAAATGATGCATGTTTTCCACAAAGGAGGTACACAAGCAGATGGAGACGGAATATATAGTCCAAATAACGCTCCAGGAGTATATTTGTATAAAGGACGTCGCGCACAAACTGCTCCAAATGATGATTTAATAGAAGATTTCAAAGAATTAGGTATGTTAGTAAGATTAAATATTTTTCACGATAATGATGATAACAATAATCCATATAAATATTATGATGATATACACGTGGATGGAATACCAATAAAAAAATGGGTAGGAGTAATTGTTAGATTAACATCGCAAAATGTATTAGATGTATATATCAATGGTACATTGGCGAAACGACATAAATTAACTAATGTAGCGAAACAAAAT